TTGCAAAACGGTTATTTTCCGACATTTGATTTTCAGGGGAAGATGCGCCGCAGGGATGGACAGTCCGAGCGGATCGTTTACCGCAACTGCGTGCCGGACGGCACCGTCGATCTGCAGACGCTGAACCCGGGTGAAATTATTAAACGGAATTGGAGCTTCCGCGTCAATTCAACGCCGGAAATGCTGGAAAAGTTCAAGGATGCCGAGTGGAGATTGGCAGAATAAACAGGAGGAAATGAAAAATGTCTAAGAATACAATGCCGGAAACTTTTGATGAAAATATTAGCAATACGAAAGAAGATATCCTGATGAATGAGAGCGATATCCTGCGCGGCCTGATTGAGGCGGGCCGTGAAAAGGAGAATGAGAACGCCTACGAAAAGATTCAAATCAGGCGCGGCGGGGGTCTCAAGTTTGAGTTCCGCATCCGGCCCCTGTCGGAGGATGAGACGAACGCCTGTCTTGACCATGCGTCGAAGTTCGCGCCCCGCAGGAAGGGACAGCCCAAGCGGAAAATCGAGACGGATTCGGCTAAGTTCCGCTCTTGGCTGATTTACACGGCGACAGTTGATGAGGACAGGAAAAAGACCTGGGATAACAAGCAGGCGCAGGAAGCGCTCGACATCCTGCACGGCGTGGATATGATCGATGCGGTTCTGCTGGCGGGAGAAAAGGATGCGGTCATTAGCCGGATCGATGAGATCAGCGGCTATGGCAGCGACGACGGCGAAACGCCGGACGATACAGCAAAAAACTGATAGAGGCACGGGGCAACACCTGGCTGATGCTGAAAGTGTGTGAACGGTTCCCAAAAATCGGGACAATAACCGATTATATGGCGCTGCCGCCGGGGGAACGTGCGCTGTATGACCAGTACACGCTTGACACGCTGGAAGCGGAAGCCAGGACCCCCGTGCTGAAAATCGGGAAATAAGGGGGCGGCGCAATGAATGAAACCGTTACCGTGATTGATGTTGTAGCGCAGGTCACGGACGATACAGCCAGCGGCGCACAGAGCGCTGCCCGGAACGTGAGCAGGCTGGAGCAGTCCATGACGAAGCTCCGGTCACGCATTGACGGCATGAAGGGCAAAAGCAAGCTGGAAGTGCGGGCTGAGATGCGCGACATGGCAACCAGCGGCATCCAGCGCATTGCATCTGCCGGGAAAAAGCTGGCCGGGAAGGTCTGGACCGTCACCCTCAAAGCAAAAGATTTTGTTACAGCCCCCTTTCGTAAGATTGCGGGGCTGCTGTCAAATCCAATCGCACAGGCAGCGGCCTTTGCCGGGGTATCGCTCGGCGTGGCAGATACCGTCAATACATTCAAAAGTTTTGAGCAGGGCATGGCGAACGTCAAGGCAATTTCCGGCGCAACCGGCGCGGAATTTGCCGAATTGACCGCAACCGCAAAGCACCTTGGCGAAACGACCATGTTTTCAGCGGCACAGGCGGCAGGCGCAATGGAAAACCTTGCAATGGCCGGCTGGAAAAGCAGGGATATTGTGGCCGGTATGCCCGGGCTATTGGATCTTGCCGCCGCTGGGGATGTTGAGCTTGCAACAGCGGCGGATGTTACCTCTTCTGCGTTGGCACAGTTTAATATGGCTGCGAACGAAAGCACACGGGTAGCGGATGTCCTGGCGGCAGCAGCAACCAACAGCAAAACTGATGTTGCCGGTCTGGGCGAAAGCCTGAAAATGGCAGGCACACAGGCGGGGGCATTGGGCTACAGCATTGAGGATACAGCCCTTGCGCTCGGATTGATGGGCAATGCGGGTGTGGACGCTTCCAGCGCTGGCACGGCGCTGCGCTCCACCCTTGCCCGTATGGCAAAGCAGGAGGGGCTAAGCGCTGACGAAACGAATGCCGTGACCGAAGCAATGCAAAAAGTCGGGGTATCCCTCACGACAACAGAGGGGAAATCAAAATCGCTTATGGCGGTTATGAAGGAGCTGCGTAAAGGTTTCCAGGGCATGAGCGAAACCGAAAAGGCGGCAACGGCATCCAACCTTGCGGGTATGTACGCCCAAAGCGGGCTTCTCGCGATTGTCAATGCTTCAGAGGAAAAGTTTAACGAGCTGGCCGCAGCGATTGAGAATGCGGAAGGTTCTGCTTCCAGAATGAAGGATATCCGAATGGATACGCTGCAAGGTTCCTTGTACTATCTGCAAAGCGCGGCGGAGGGTGTTAAAGATGAACTGGGGGCGAAGCTAAGCCCTTACCTTAGACGGCTGATAGACTGGCTGACACGTAAAATGCCAACAATTCAAAACGCAGTCGGTGGAACGGTTGATTTCACCACCGCAAAGATTGACGATGTATCAAAGGCGGTTGCCTCTTTGACACGAAGCCCGGAATGGAAACGCGCTGAAACGTTATGGGATAAGGTCGAACTTGCATGGGATAAGCTGATTGCAGAACCATTTGACGAATGGTGGAGCGGTACTGGCAAGGCCTGGCTTGCGGAGAAAGCACAAGGAATTGGCAGCGGTATCGGAACCGCACTGAAAACCGGAATCCTTGCCCTTTTAGGCGTAGATATCACCGGTGCGGTCGGTGACGGCATGAGCATCGGAAAATCATTTGCAGAGGGCTTCATGGATGGATTTGATGCAAAGGCAGTTGCAAAGGGCATATTAGAAGCGTTCAAGGCCGCAGCAAAGGACGCAGCTGGTGTTTTCACCGGAGAAAGCAGCAGCACCAGCGGGCTTTCGGCGGCGCTGCTGGGTTATGGTGCGTTTAAGGTTGGAAAGGCCGGGCACAGCCTATACCGGGCAGGAAATGCGCTGTTCGGAGGCACCGCAGTTGGGAGCGGTATCGCAACGGCTGCGTCGGTGACTGCTGGCATTGGCGGCGCGGTTGCGTCCGGTGCAAGCCTCATCAGCGCACTCAAGGATGTTTCCACGGCTGTTAAAACCAATGACATTGGAGAGCGTGGCGCGAACGCCCATTCTGCTATGCTGAAGGGTGCCGGTGTAGGAGCTGGCGCGGCGATTGGAGCCGGGATTGGTGCGCTGATTCCGATTCCAGGGATTGGCGTAGGAGTAGGAGCACTGGTTGGTGCGGGCCTTGGCGGACTTGTTGGAATGTACAAGGGAAATAAAGTTAAGTCGGATTACTATGAAAAAGAAGCTGCAAGGGCGAATGCGCCTGCACTTGCTGCGGAACAGGCGCAGTACAAGAGTCAGGAGCTGAAGGACGTGCTCGCAGATGCCAGCGTATCGGCTGATGATTTCGCAAAAATGCTTGAAAAGACGGTTCGTGTGGATATTTCAAAGCATTTCGGCAAGGTGGCGCTGAGCGCGTCCGAAATTGCCAATATTGCAGGAAGCATCACGAATATGGGAGACGCAGAGGCGGCAGAATCTTTTCAAAATGCTGCTTCCAGCAAACAGTCTGCGTATCAGTCAATCGGTTCGCACGCCGGAAACCTTGGCAAGCTCAACTGGAAAATCGGGTTGGGCCTTGCACTTGACGAAAACGAACGCGCCTCATGGGAACAGGCATTAAACGGTATTTATTACAGTGTCCAGGATTATTTGAACAACGCTCATTATGAGGCAAATACAGCAATCAAACTGCTTGTCGGCCCTGACAGCGACTTTGATTTTACGGGATTGGATTCCGTATACAGCAGCCTAAATGAACGGCTTCAGGGGCTTGGAGAGCAGTACAAGGGCAAAATTGAGCTGGCTTTAGAGGATGGCGTAATCACGCTGGATGAACAGGCAGAAATCCAAAACCTGCAAGATCAGATTACAGCAATCACGAGCAAGGTTGCGGAAATCGAAACTACGGCAAACATGAAAGCGCTGCAAATCAAATACAGCGGCGCAGCGCTTGACGCGGACAGCTTCGCAGCCCTGCAATCCGAGCTGGCCGCACAAGTGCAGAATGCCACAAAAACCTATGATGACGCGCTGAAAGTAGGCATTCAGTCGCTTGAATTGCAGCTTGGTGAGGGTGTAATCGATCAAGAAAAATATGATGCTCAAATTCAGGCATTATCGGAGCAGTATGAAGCTAAGATTCATGATTTACAGATTGCGGTTGAGAGCTTCCAGCTGCAAAGTATCGCGGACGCATATGCCCGCGATTTGGACGGAATCCTCCCTGATATCCAGGGCACAACAGCGGAAAAGCTGCAAACTGCGATCGGAAACGCTATGGCCTCCGGCGTAGACGTGACCGCCTGGAGTGCTGAAACAGCCGCGAAATGGCTTGGTATCGAAAGCCTGAACAAAGAAACACAAACGGCAATCACCGGACTGGTATCCTCCGTCGCAGAAACCCTTCCAAAAAGTATGCGGGAGGGGATTACAAAGAGCTTTGAGGATGCTGAACTGGGTGAAAGCGTTGGCAGTGATTTGTCGTCTGGAATCGCGAATACGAACATGGCAAAGGTTCAGAGTGCAGTGGACATTGTAAGAGAAAAAACCAAAAACGTCTTTTCTTCTACCTTTGAAAAGGGCTTTGATATTCAAACCTCTGTTCGGATTAACGCTGATTATATCCTGAATGATCCCTCTATCATGTCAAAGATAAGCGGTTCTGCATCAATCAGCGGAGGGATAGCCAAGAACGCAAATGGCAGCATAGTTTCCGGCCCCCTGTTATCGCTAGTTGGTGAGGACGGGCCGGAAGCAATCATTCCGCTTCCCGGCAAGTATCGCGGCAGAGGGCTTGACCTCTGGGAGAAAGCCGGGGCGCTGCTCGGCGTGAAGCAGTACGCAGAGGGGGATATTGTAGGATATGACTTCCCCGCCGCTGATCCTGGCAGCAGCAACGGCACAAACGCAGTCGTTCCGGTGACCATTGAAAACCTGACTTTTGAGATTCGTGTAGACGGCGGAGGGAAGGACGGGCAGGCATTGGCAAACGAAATTGCAAAAACGATCCGGGAGCAAATGCCTGAAATTACGAACCAGGTTGCGCAGCGTATTGCGGAAGCATTACAGCAAATTTATTCCAACACACCGAAAGCAAATTGGAAGAGGTGACGCAGTGGATATTTATTTGACGAATCTGGAGACGGGTGACCGTCTCCGATTCCCCATGCTGCCGGAGGAAATCAGCGTAAAGTTTGGAAATCTGTTCACGAACTATACCATTCTGAATATCGGAGAGGTTAAAACGCCGAACGGGACCTCACTTGATACCATCAGCTGGAGTGGGATTTTTCCCGGGGAACCGCGTAAAAACGACCCGTATATTTGCGAGTGGCGCGATCCTAAAGAGGTTTACAAATGGCTGGCCGAGCTGAAAACTCAAAAGGGCAAACCGGTCAAAGCACGGCTTTTGGTGACCGAAACGCCGATCAACTGTGACGTATACCTGAACAGCCTGACCGGCAAACCAACCGGCGGATATGGAGATATCAATTACTCTATCAATTTGATACAGGCAAAGGAAATCAAGCTGAGTACGACGGATGAAATTGCAGCGGCAGCGGCCACGGCAAAGGCACTGACTGCCGCAGGCATAGCAGCGGCGGCTATAGCGTCGGGGAAGCCGCTGAAAGCAGCTATGACGCTGGCAGCTGGTTCGTCGAAACTGGCGGCAAAGATGATGAAATCATGTGCATCCCCCGACCGTCCCGCCCCTCCGGCGGCGGCCACTTACACAGTCGTGAAAGGTGACAGCCTGTGGAAAATTGCGCAGAAGACATGGGGGAAAGGTTCAGATTATGAACGGCTGTACGAGGCCAACAAGGAAATCATTGACGCTCATAAGGGCGGTAAAAATATGATATGGCCGGGGGATATCCTGACGATACCCAATTAGAGGGGAGTCTCCCGAAAAAGATTGCTGTGAATACATATTCGTGATATAATGGATACATAAGAAAGGAGGGAGCTGCGATGGGTCAGACAGATAAGCAGTTTAGCGGATTCCTTCGGATGTTGATTGCACGAATGAAAAAAGCCGTCGAAGAAAAAGATCCCGAAAAGATGCGGGAGATGATTGTCGAGATTATTACAGACTTGCAGAATACGCTGGAGGACTGATCGGTAAATAGGTCTAAGAAATACCAGTTTATTGGCAAGGGACAAGGAAATAAGGCATTTTTAAGGAGAGGCCTCGTTTGGGGCTTCTCCTTTTGCTTACCCAAAAGGAGAGCGGGAAAATGAGTATAGATGCTGCATTGCTGGATTACAGTGCGGAACTTATCACAGAAAGCGGCGCAGTTTACCGGCTGGATAACGCTTTGCTGTCCTTCTCATGGGAGGAGCAGGAAGGGCAGCTCGCGCAAAAGGCTATGCTTACGATTGTAAATGCGGCAATCGGCTCCAAATGGATCATGTCCTATGCAAAAATTAACTGCATGATCCGGATTTACGGCATGTGGGGCGCAGGGCGGCAGCTGTTATTTGAGGGGTATATCTGGGAGTGGCAGTATGTCAGCGAATCCAATAAAGAGTTTTCCATTACGGCATATGACCCCTTGATCCGTTTGCAGCAGAGCAAGGACTTCAAATATTTTTCCGCAGGACTGACGACTTCGGCGCTTCTTGAAAGCATCTGTTCCGACTGGGGGATCACACTTGATTATCAGTGGAGCAAACAAATCACCCATCAGAAAAAGGTGTTTAATGGCGAAACCATCAGCGATATGATCGTTAAAACCCTTGATGAAGTGCGGCAGCAGACCGGTGAAAAATATGTGCTGATGTTCAAAGAAGGAAAACTGCTGATTGATGATTACGGCAAAAACAGTGATGTTTATAAATTTACATTTGAAAACACAATCAGCACGACGGACCGGCTTTCCATCAGCAATCTTGTGACCAAGGTAAAAATCATAGGCAAAGCCGATGATGACGGACGTTCGAGCGTGGATGCGGTAGAAGACGGTGACCAACAGTATGGCGTGCTTCAGGAAATTGTAAAGCATGAAAACAAGAAGGATCTTGGCGATGCAAAAGCGGAAGCACAAGCCATTTTGAAGGAGCGCGGCAAACCGGCCGAGACGATATCGGTCAACACGCCTGACCTTCCGTTCCTGCGGCGCGGGTACAAAATCGAGATGGCAGCAGGAAACCTGCTCGGACAGTTTTACGTGATCGGGGTATCGCATAATGCGGCAGCAAAACAAATGACCATGACATTGATGCGAAAGGAGTAGCGCATGAAAGAAGCGGCCAGAAAAACCGGAAATGATGGTGTAAACCGGCTTGCCGGAGTGCTCCAGGGGCGGATGCACGACATGAGCCAACTGCCGGATATTCTGGATTATGGCGTGATACAAGGGGATATGAGTATCCTGCTGAATAAGTTCCCCGTGCCGATTCCGCAAACCGATTATACAGTTTGCCGCCAGCTGACGATCGGGCCGGTGAATGCATATCTGACCAAAACGGCGGTTGACGGCAGCCATTCCCATCCCACTGCAAGCCCGCCCGGGACGCATGAACACGTCACACTGATACCGGAGAAAATGCGGCATATCCAGCCGGGGGACCGTGTTCTGGTGGCATGGGTGGATGATGAGCCTTGTGTGATCGATCTTGTGCTTCCGGCAACTGAGGTGTAATCAATGGCATATCAATTATTCCCGACTTTTGAAGTTCCTGCGGCATTGGCCGAGGATATCCTGACAGAAAATCAATATCCTCCCGCGCCGCTTTGGGACGTAGAAAAGGGCGATTTTGTGACAAATGGGGTACGGCAGACGCTGTACGGCAGCGGATATGATGCCTGGGTGTTGTGGTGTACCAAGGCGATCCTGACGCAGCGCTGGGCGCACGATGGCTACAGCGCAAATGAAGGTATCGAAGCCGAACAGGCATTCAAAGAGCCGGATCGTAAAGCCATAGAAAGTGCACTTGAACGCACGATCACAGAAGCGCTGCTTGCCGATCCGCTGGGGCGCACAGTACAGGTGCGGGATTTTGAATTCAGTTGGGAGGCAGACAGCCTTTGGATCACATGCGCTGTGGTTGGCGCGGACGGAGATACTGCGAGCATCCGGGCCAGACTGAACAACTGACAGAAAGGAACAGCTGATAATGGCAGATCAATACAACTATCCGTACACGCCTCCGGCGTTTTTGCAGGGACAGAGTGCGGACGAAATTCACAGCCGGATGCTGGAACAGTTACCAGTGGATATTGATAAAAGCGAGGCGAGTATTTCGTGGGATTTCACGCGGCCTGCCGCATTGGAAAAAGCGGAGTTTACGGAATTTACGCTCAATGAAACGATTAAGCTGATTTTCCCGCAGTGGTCATATGGCGAGTGGCTGGACCTGCATGGCGAAAAGGTGAATGTTTTGCGTCGGGCTGCAAACTGTGCAAGCGGTGTGCTGGAGGTGACTGGCACAGCCGGGACGGTACTCCCAAAAGGGTATCAGTTTGCGACTCCGGCCAGCCTGACGGCGAGTATACTTTTTGAAACGGTGGAAGAAACCACGTTGGAAGGGGAACCGGGCAGCAGCGGACAGGTTACGTGTGAAATTGCGGTGCAGGCAGTGGAGGGCGGACTGGTTGGCAACGTCCCGGAGGACACGGTCAAACTGATGGTAAAGCCAATCAGCGGCATTGCCTACGTGACGAATCCGAAGCCTATGACGGGCGGCGCAGAGGCGGAGTCGGATGCAGATTATCTGATACGCATTTTAGATGCCATGCGCAATGGTTCATCCATGACAGGCTGCAATGCGGATTATATCCGCTGGGGCAAGGAAGTCCCGGGCGTAGGGCAAATCCTTGTAGACCCGGAATGGCCCGATCCGGAGCTGCCGGAAAAGTGGCATTTTAAGGACGTGATTGGAAACGATCATTGTTCCGGCGCGGTGCGGCTGATCGTCATTGACAGCAATGGTTTTCCAGCAAATCAGCAGATTCTTGATGCGGTTTATTCACATATCACCGGTAATGATGAACGGGATATCAAACGGCTTATGCCCATCGGCGCGAAGCTGACGGTGATTGCCCCGACAGCGTTCACCGTTGATATTTCTGCCGCTGTGGTTTTGGAGGACGGCGCGGAAATTGATGCGGTAATGAAACGGTTCCGGCGCAGTCTCGACCTTTACTGGCTGGAAGTCGGACAGGAAGCAACCGAAAATTATGCAGCTCATGTCGGTTATATCCGCTGGGTACAGGTCGGTGCAGTTCTCGCAAAAACGGCGGGCATAAAGGATTATACGGGGCTTTTAATTAACGGTAATGCAGTCAATATCCCAATGACATATGTGCAGTATCCGGTGACCGGAGAGGTGACATTGCGTGTCAAAACCTGAACTTAATATCATTCACAGCCCTGAAGCGGAAACCTTCCTGCGGATGGTAACAAAGGGATTTTATGACCGTTCCTATATCGGACTTTGGCTGTTTGAGATTATGGGGCGCGAATGGGACGAAATGCGGTCATGGTCGGAAAATCTGAAATCAGAAATCTTTGTGCAGACCTGTACATGGAGCATCGGCATTTGGGAATGGGTATACGGCTTTGAACCGGACGAAACCATGACGCTGGAGGAACGGCGGCAGCGGATTTTGAACCGTGTGCGCGGTGTCCGGCCGATCAATCCGGAAGCAATCCGGCGCGGCGTGCAGGCGCTGGCAGGGACGGAAACCGAAGTGCATGATTTCATAGGACCGTACCGGTTTGAAGTGGTTCTGCATCCAAAGCCTGCGCCGCTGCCCTTTGAAAAAATACTGAAATACATTCGTGAGGTCAAGCCCTCCCATTTGTCGTATGATTTTCGGGTGTCTTTTCCAGCGATTGTATCAACGCTGTACGTCGGCGGTGCAGTCGGTACCCTCACCGAATTTGGAACCCCGGAACAGCCCAATACCTACGATTTCCGGCAGTCCCTGCATATCGGCGGTACAGCCGGGATGCACACGCAAACGAGCTCTCCGGAAGCGCCGTATAAACCGGA